TCCCAGGGCTGCGTCGAGGTCATGCACAGCATCATCGAGCAGCACTTTGAATCGCGCCTGATCTTCGACCCGGCCCACAACGTGGACCAACTCAACAAGTACGCCCTGGACCATTGCATCGGGTTCAACGCCACCCGCAAGCATACCCGCCACGGCATGACCCGCATGGGCATGTGGATGCGGATCACCCCCGAGCAGCTCGTGGAGTTGCCCGACCGGGAAATCCTGAAACAGGCCTTCCGCAAAACAGCCGACGACCGGCTGGTGGGCGGAGATTACTGCATCAGCTTCAATGCCAAGAAATACCGCCTCAAGCACATCCCCGGCCTTAACCCCGGAGAAACCAAGGTGGACGTGTACTTCAAGCCCTTGATCTGGCCCGACGTGATCGTGGCCTACGCGGGCAAGGAGTATCAGGTCGAGCCGGTCGGTTTCCTCGCTCCGGAGCAAGGCGGGTTTGAAGAAGGCGCGGCGATCATCGGTGAGGAACACAAGAGCCAGCCAAAAAGCACGGGACAGGAGGCCCGAGACAAGGCCCAAAAGATCGCCGGAACAGCGGACAACCCCAAAGCGGTTCCCTTCGGCGGCAATCTGGAAGTCTTCGGCTTCCAGGCCGAGAGGGCCGCGCCCTTCATCCCCAAGGCGGGGCAGGAGCACGCCCTCAGTTCGCGCAACGAGGCCCCCGTGTTGGTGGATACCTACCGGGTGCGGGTGGAGTTGGCGAACAGCGGTGTAACCCTTTCGAGGCGGCAAAAAGCCTGGCTGGAACGTCATTACCCGGAAACCATCCCGGCGGCGGAGGTTGAGGCTCTGAAGGCAAAGCTGACCGACGGGTGGGAGCCCGAACCGGACAGCAAGATTTTACCCATTAAAAAAGCGGAATAACCAACAAGGAGGCATCATGGAGACACCCACATTGAAAGAGGCGATACTGAAAACCGGCATAAAGCAGCAGGTCATTGCCGACGAGGCCGGTATTTCCAAGTCCACTCTGTCACAGATCATCAACCACGATATCTGGCCCAAGGAGGAGCTGCTCTGCGCCCGCATCAAGAAGGTGTTCGAAAAGCACATCGGCCGGTTTGATTTCGAGCAGGACGGCCAGGAAAACACGTTCATCGAAGACGGCAGGCAGAATTTGCTGGGGTTCGACACGCTGCGGTACTTCGGGCTGATCCGAAATCCTTTCCTGAACGACATCAACAGCCCCAAGGACATCTACACGTCCGAAAGCCATCTCTTTCTGCGCGAGATGCTGCGGGCCGTGGCTTCGCACCCCGCATTCCTCGCCATCTCCGGCGAGGTCGGCGCGGGCAAGAGCACGATCCGGCGGCAGGTGGCATGCGAAATCGAAGCCGACGGCGGCAAGATCATCTACCCGCAGATCATCGACAAACGGAAGATCACTCCCGCCTCGCTGCTGGACGCCATCATTCTCGACCTGACCGACGGCGGCGGAGCCAACCTCTCCCTGGAGGCCAAGAGCCGCCGGGCCGCGTCCATCCTGGCCGCACGCAAAAAGAAGCGCCGCCGGACCGTAATGATTGTGGAAGAGGCGCACCTCCTGTCCGTGGATTCGCTCAAGGCGCTCAAGCAAATCTATGAGCTTGGCGATGGCTTCGAGAAGATGATTTCCATCATCCTTATCGGCCAGACCGAGCTGGCCGTCCGCCTGGACCCGGCGAACGATGAACTCCGCGAGGTCGTGGAACGTATCCAGCCGGTCACCATCAGTCCGCTGGACAACGTCGAGGAGTACCTCGCCCACAAGTTCCGCCGGGCAGGTGGCAGCCTGGAGAAGGTTTTCGAACCCGATGCCGTGTCCGCCATCATCGCCCGCTTCCCCGTCGCGTACCCGCAGACCATCAACAACGTGGCCTCCACGGCCATGACCCTCGCGGCCCGCATGGGTGAATCCCTGGTGACCGCGCAACTTATCTACAAAATGTAGGAGGCCTCACCGTGATCAGCAAACAAATGGACCGAATCGCACAACGAATGCAGCAGGTATCCCAGGACTTGCAGTCCGGCCTGGACCCGCAGGACGCAGCCCGGAACCTGAACGCCATTTCCGAAGACCTGAAAGCCGAACAGCGCCGGGTGGAAGGACTGGAAAACGTGGCGTGGATCGAACCCGAAACGGGCCGCTCTGCGGCCGAAGGAGCGTGAGGAATGTCTACCATCACCGTGGACGGCAAAGGTTTCATGAAAGACGGCAAGGGGCGCTTGGTGCCGGTGGAGAGCGTGTCCGACTATGACAAGCTCAAGGACCAGACCGTGGAGACCTTGGTGGACAAGGCCCTGTCCATGCAGCAGTCAATCACCGACTTCAAGCTCTCCGGCCAGGCCGATGTGCTGGCTTTCATGAACATCGCTTATGAGCAGTATGACGCCAAGCCCGGCGGCGAAAAGGGCAATGTGTCCATCTCCAATTTCGAGGACACCCGCAAGGTTCAAATCGCCGTGGGCCGAACCATCGACTTCGACGAGCGGCTCAAGGTCGCCAAGTCCCTGATCGACGAATGCCTGAACAACTGGTCCGAGGACGCTCCGACCGAACTCAAGACCATCGTGCTTCAGGCCTTCGAAGTGGACAAAGAAGGCAAGGCGTCTCCCGCCCGCATCCTGCCGCTGCTCAAGTTCGATTTCGACGACGAAACCTGGATGCGCGGCATGCAGGCGCTCAAGGACAGCCTGAGCGTCCAATACTCGAAAAAATACATCCGGTTCTACCAGCGGGCCGGAACGGAAGGGAAATGGGAAGCCATCTCCCTGGACATCGCCAAGCTGTAGAACTCAACACCCCTGGCGGCTTCGGCCGCCGGGGATCAAAAGGAGAGAAGACAAAATGGTTACGAGTGATACCCCTCAATGCAACTTCGATCAGTGCTCCAACAGTGAGTGCTGGATAGACGGCGATAAATCCAGCGCCGACTACGGGAAGACGCTCTACGAGTGCTACTGCCCGGGAGGAAAAATGGACGCCGATAACTGCCCTTGTTTCACGCAGAAATGCCCCCTTTGCGAAGGGACCGGCTGCATGCCGGATGCGCCCGCGGACGGCGAGCTGACCTGTGTCATCGTCATACGGGGCACCGGCAACTCCTGCTCGGTTGATTTTACCACCTACCCGGACATCAACGATGTCCCTGAAGCATACAAGGACACCGCCGTGCTGCGAGTGAGCGCCGCATGCCTTCAGGCCTGCCAGAACGAAGCGGGCAAGGGCGGATACCATGAATAAGAGCACGGAAAGCATCGCCTACTGCTGGCAGAGTGGTGAAGTGGAAATCGCGTCCTACATCCCCGATGGAGCTTTGGGGATAGCCAGGGGCAACGCAAGGCTGTTGGGCAAAGCCATCACCCTCTACGCCGTCCATGGGTACCGGCCCAATCTTTACCTTGTGCCGGGACTCCCCGTGGCGACCTCCCCTGACGAACGCTTTGAAGCCGTCAACCGCTTCCGCGACCTGATCACCGAAACTCTCGAACGGTACGCCCTGCCTGAAGAAGTGAGATGGGACGGCGGCACCTTTCTGGTTCGTTGCTCCGACTGCGGGCACGAGCAGGGAGATATGGGGGGCAGCATAGGCTGCGATATCTGCGGAGCCCTGATGCCCACCCTCGACGGCACCGGCTGGCCGACCTGCGTGTTTTGTGGAGCGCCCGAGACGCCCGAGGGCGACTGCTCGGCCCAATGCGAATTGAGCGTGGAGGAATAGCCATGCACAGCTACACGCTCGGCTGCTCTATCTTCCACTATGACAAGCCCGAGTGGAATTATTGGGACATCAGGGAAATAGCCCACGCACTGAGCCAGATTTGCCATTTTGCAGGGCAGATCAAGAGGTTCTATTCCGTGGCCCAGCATTCTTGCGAGGTGGCTGCAATGCTCATTCATGTAGGTGAGCCGGAGGCGGCCGCCTGGGGGCTCATGCACGATGCCGCCGAGTCCATGCTTGGCGACATGGTTTCCCCGGTAAAACGCCTTGTCGGGGCCGAATATCGCTGCCTTGAAAAGGCGCACCTCGCGCAGATCGCATTGCAGTTTGATCTGCCAGCCGAGATTCCCGCCATCGTCAAGCAAATGGACCAGAGAGTGGTGGCAGCCGAAGCGCACCTTTGGTGCCACCCTGAATTCGCCCGCCAACGGTTCCCGCTCTCTGCCGAGATGAAGGAAGTCATGCGGCTTATGAGGCCGCCCGTTCCCCCGTCTCAGGCCAGAGATATGTTTCTCATGCACTATTCGGAAATCTTTCAGGTTGCCCTCTAAGAGCCGCGAAGTATCAAAAGGAGAAGACTCATGCCCAAGAAAAAGACACCCATTTCCGCCCAGGTCCGAGCCGAGTTTGAGGCAACCCTGGGTAGGCTCCAGGAAGTCACCGGCTGCAAGACCCAAGTGCAACTGGCCGAGTACCTGGATATCCGACAGTCCAGCATATCCGACGCCAAGCGCCGCGCATCCATCCCCTCGGATTGGCTGCTCCGCGTGTGGCGCAAAACCCAAGTCTCTCCCGACTGGATTCTGTACGGGAACGCTTGCGGCCACAAGCTGGCCGTCCCTTCGGACGATACGGGCCGGGTCATTTCAACCATCGATCCCGTCCGCCTTCGCAACACGGTCAAAGCCGACCTGATCAAGGGTATCACCCGATACCTGGACCAGATGTGAGGGGATGGATACTATGAACCATTCCCATGAAATTCGACACTTCCACCTGTTTTGCGGCTTGGGCGGCGGCGCAATCGGGTTCAACAACGCGAACGCCCGGATCGGTAATCTCTCTGCCCGGTTCAGATGCCTGGGCGGCGTAGACTGCGACCCTGCGGCAATTCGTGATTTCACCCGGCATGTTGGCGTCCAGGGCACGGTCATAGACCTGTTCGACCGCGATCAATACCGGGATTTTCACGGCTGCGAACCGGATTCCGATTGGCGGGAGGCCACGCCCGAAGACATACGCCGAGCCGCCGGGTATGAACGCCCGCATATAGTGTTCACCAGCGCCCCATGCAAAGGCTTTTCCGGCCTGCTCTCGCAAAAAAAATCCACCACGGCCAAGTATCAGGCGCTCAACCGCCTGACCCTGCGTGGTGTTTGGCTGATTCTGGAGGCCTGGGGAGATGATCCGCCTGAGTTCGTGTTGTTCGAAAACGTCCCGAGGATTGCCACGCGGGGTCGTTCGCTGTTGGATCAGATTACGCATTTGTTTCGGCTGTACGGGTATGCCGTGGCCGAAACCGCCCATGACTGCGGCGAACTGGCCGGTCTGTCACAGAGCCGGAAGCGGTTCCTGTTGGTAGCCCGGCACACGGCCAAAGTGCCGCCGTTCCTCTTCGAACCCGTCAAGCATCCGCTCGGAAGCGTGGGGTCCGTCCTGGAAAGGCTTCCTATGCCCGGCCTGGGGGGAAACCCCATGCACGAACTCCCACAGCTTCAATGGAAAACATGGGTTCGCCTCGCCTTCGTCAAGGCCGGGTCGGATTGGCGGAGCCTGAAGGAGCTGGCTGTTGAGGATGGCTATCTCCGCGATTTCGGCATCGTACCAGAGCGTGAATTGTTTGCCGATTCGTTCGGTGTAGTCCCTTGGGACAGGCCCTTGGGGACGGTCAAATGCCGTTCCCAGGTCGGCCAGGGGCGTTTTGCCGTGGCCGATCCGCGCGGCGTGAGCGCCCACAACGGTATCCTCGGCGTGAAGGATTGGGCCGAGACGTCCGCTACGGTGACCGGCAACGGCAGACCCATGAGCGGGCCGTTTGCGGTCGCTGATCCGCGTGGCGGAGCCTTCTCGCAATGCGGGGTACTGGACTGGAAAGATTGCTCTGGAACCGTTGCCGGGGAGACCTACCCGAGCAACGGTCAATTTTCCGTGGCCGACCCGCGTCTGCCGGATTCCAAAAAACGGCAGAACAATTTCTATCGCATTGTCGAGTGGACGAAGCACAGCAACACCATTACCGGCGCTGCCCATGTTTCCGGCGGTGCCCCTTGCGTGGCCGATCCGCGCGGCCCGGAAAGAAGCGGTTTCGGTAAATACACGGTCACCCGGTTTGATGAACCAAGCTGCACGGTGATCGCCAGCTCCACCACAGGGCAAAGCGCCTTTGCTGTTCAGGACCCGCGCATCGGTCCTTACCGTGGGGAGCATTTTGGAGTGCAACCTTGGAATCTTCCCAGCCGATGCATCCCCGGCCGCGCGGCCGTGGACAAAGGACAATGGGCCGTCGCTGATCCACGCCCAGGCCTCAATCGCAGCAAGGGCGACCATTACCTGACTGGCGGCCATTACGGCGTCGTGGCCTATGACGAGCCGTGCGGGGCTGTTTCCGCTGCGGCCTGCCATGACAATGGCCGGTGGTCGGTGGCCGCCGAGCTGCCCAAGCCTAGCAAAAGCATGGCCTGCGTGATCCGCGCCTTGGACGGCACGTGGCACCGGCCGTTCACGACCTACGAGTTAGCGGCGCTGCAAGGATTCATCGACCCGGACAAGGAATTCGTACTGGACGGACAATCCCATCAGAACTGGCGGGAACGCATCGGCAACGCCGTGCCGCCGCCCGCTGCGGAAGCCATTGCCGGAGTCATGGGCCAAACCCTGCTCCTTGCATGGTCGGGCGAGACGTTCGCACTGAGCGCCATCCCGATATGGGTGCAGCCGTTCATCGCCGGGATGATGATTGAGAGACACGTATGACAACTCGGCAACACCAAGACAAAAGGAGATAGCTGATGGTGATTCTATGGAGCGTTCCGAATAGGGAGAAGCTGGATTTCTACGGCGACAAATATTCAGTCCCTCTCGTGGCCTACAACGAAAAGGGCCAAGTGTTGCCCTACATGGTTCGCTGGGATTTCAACGCCAGCGGGTGGGTGATCGCCACCCTTCCTGATGGTCCGTCCCCCAGCGATTATCCCGAAGTAAACGATGCCGTTAACACATGGATGGACCCGCAATTCCATTTTCATGTTCAGCGCGGTTAATCCGCAAAGAGGAGACCGGAATGTATATCGCAGATGTGAACTACTACGAACAGACCGATGAATACGGCATCACGATCGATGGAGTTGACGAAGACGGCGTTGATGCGCTGAACGAGTCGGGCCTCCAGGAAGGTGACAGGGTCGAGATTGTCCCGAAAGGCACCTTGGCCAAGCTGGAAGAGTTGGAAACGAATCTTCGCGGGGCAACCATGACCGTCGAAGCTATCGAAAGATTGGTCCCGAACTGGAAGGCATACCGAGATCTTCCCGAGGCCGTCGAAGTGGCCTTGTCGCAAAATCTGTAATTTTTGGAGGAATCGGAGAAATGAACGCAATAATGAACGCAATCGAGGCATATCAGGCGAGCAGCACTTGCGTGTGCGGCGGCATCCCGTTTTTGGACCAATCCTCAGACGGCTCAGAGACCCGGATATTATGTCAGTGCTGCGGGATGGCCGGGCCGATCTGCGAGACGCCAGAACAGGCCGTACATCACTGGAACATGATGGTGGAAGCCATGACCAGCACTGCGACCGTTACCGACATCATGTGCCGCAGCAACCTCAAGATGGCGGAAGTGCTCGGCAAGAAGCCTGCCCGTGATCCTGGCCCTGTGTTGGACGCCGCACGTGCTTGCTATGCCGGACTGCAAGGGGCTTGGGAACTTTTGATGACGGCCATAGCCGAATATGACGCAGAATAGGGAATTGTGCGAGGGGTACTACGGGCGGTGCCCAGGTAGCAGACCGTGAGAACCTTCGGGGCCAGGCCTGTAGTCGCCCGCAGGTGCCTGGACAGGGAGCCGGGTGGGGAATCCGGACCGCGCAAATCAATAACTCAGTATGAGAGGCTAATGCAGGAAAGATGTAGGGGATGTCCCCATTTCGAATGGGATGAAGGCGGGCACGGGTACCCGGAGACGGCACTTTGCACGGCCGGGGAGCACGGGGCACGGATCACATGGTGTTTTCCGTGCCCCCTGGAGATGGCCGAGAGGATCGCGGCCGCCGCTCTGATCGATCCTGAATCAGGCTGCCGGGAATGCTGGCATTTCGGGCGCGTTGATATGGGCTGGTCCCACTCGGACGTGACCGACTACTGCTGGCTGACTCGCACTCGGGAACCCGAGCGGGGCATCAAGGGCTGCATATTCCGGCCTAGTGGCCGGTAACCAATAGCCGCGGGAGGCATTATGCGGAACGCACTGATAGCCAAAGTCAAGATGGGTCAAAAACAACTGGGTATGTCGGAGGAAAGATACCGTTGTATGCTTGGAGACTTTTGCGGCGTGGCTAGTTGCACGGAACTCAATAACGACCAATTGTTGCGGCTTATCGATCACCTACAGGACCTGGGGGCCGTCTACACGTCCAAGAAGAAACGCAAAAAGACTTTCATCGTAATCGACCCCGAGTCGCCCTTTGCCCGAGAAAAGAGACGCATCCTGGCGCTCTGGAATGCTCTTGGCTGGAAGGTTGAGGGCATACACAGTCGCTGCAAAACTCAATTCGGTGTGGATCGCTTCCAGGACCTGAACGACTCTCAAGCCATCCAGACTCTCAACAAAGACCTCACCAACCGGGCCGCTCGAAAAGGCGTTCTGGAATAGCCCCAAAACAGGGCGGCGCTTCAACTACGAAGCGCCGCCCAAATCTTAAAAACTTTTTCAAAACCCCTTCCCAAACTCTCCGATCCCATCTTATACATTCCCGGCGTATCCCGAAATATCCCACGACCTCCCCTTAGAT